GCAATTCAGAACACCACATTTGATACAACTTATCTCTGAAAGTTACCATGACTAAGTGTAGCAATGATGATGTGTAATGCAATATTCCTTGACCCATATTTGATTCATTATCATATGTGATTGAGCCATCTTTCAAAAACTTCTCTTTCACTTTTTGTAATCCCTCAAACTTGTGTTGATGAATGTTTTGTTCATCTAAATACCAAGCTTTGACAAGTCTATCAGGCAAAATACATTTTTTGTTTTGATGTCTTATTAATAGATCAGCAAATAAATTGAATAAATTGCCCATCTTACTCCTGAATGGTGTGAACAGATATAGAAATTGTATTGGAACAAAACTAGGACCCCATTTAGATTTATCAAATGTGATATGTATGGGTGCTCTAACATGCTCATATTTCTTTGACATATATAAAACTGATTTGATACTTTCATTTTTTGTAACACCGTGAGTCAGCACTTCACGTTTGTCAAAAAAACACAAATTTCTTGAAAAGGTCTCCAGAATGTTTATTCTGATTCTATTAGTTATTGGAAGAATAAGGATTTCACGGACTCCTCCAATCTGATTTTTCTTAAAAACATGATAAAAAGTCTCTTCGTTTTTGTATTTTTCAGCGACATCGTATGACTTGATCAATCCCTCTTGGAGTAAGCTATTTACACCTTCTAAACACCTTCTCCTAGAATTTTGTCTGTTTCTGTCCGGAATGTATGTTTCAGTTTCTAATGTTGAAGAAGATTTGAAAGTTGCATATTCATCAATTGTTTTGTTCATGTTTGGTTTTTGTGATGCTATTATAAAATGATCAGCAAAAGGGTCATCCAACTTTTCTCTGAGATATTTGGACCCAATCTCTATTGCTCTGGATGAGAATTGGTGTGTGTGTGGTGAATTAATTATATGTTTGGCAAAGTCTTCATCAGATACACCAGTTTTGTATCCTAAATGATCATTCTTATCTTTAACTTCAGCAAAAGCATCCTCACCTTCAATTATTTTATCCAATACTTGAAAGCTAGCATGAGTGGGATCATCTTGATTTTTGTTGAACAGCATTGTGAAGTACATCTCACTTAAGATTTCAGAGAATTCAGCAGTTTGACTAGAACTTGTAACAAGAGGTCTAGGTAATTCAATTATTGACCCTCCGTAAGTGTCCAAAAAAGTCTGTGATTTAAAATCATATTTAACACTACCAAAAATTGAGTTGTTTCCAATAGTCCAATTTTTCATTTTCCGATTGAACTCGAGAGCTTTTTTTAAATAATACAATTGTAATGGAGATCTTATAGCATCTGTGAATTTTTCCATGACTGATGCTACTCTTGGAAATATTGATATGTTTGTCATAACTAGATATCTTATATTCTGCAACATTTTGGAGGTGGTTCTTCTATCTTCCAAGTATGTCATGATTATCAAACCTAAGACATTGGTTTTGTCCTTGTTTATCATGTTAATAAGAGAAACTTCACTTGGATTTCCTTCTCTCGATTCATCAGAAACATGTGATAACTTATATTGCTGACTAACTATTGAGCAATAACTCATTAGTATTTTATCGTAACATCTGATGTAATGATCCAATCTATGAACATCACAGGATAACCACCTAGTGTAACTGACTTGATTGTCTCTATGAAGCTTCTTGAAAATCCATGATCCATGCAAATCATCATCGAAATTTTCAGATGAGTTGTCAACAATTATCTTAAACCAGACAATATTGGCTAGCTCACCACATCTTAATTTTGTCCCAGGGTACAAACAAATGAAAACTCCTTCTGCACCGGTTGGTTTTATGATGTACTTGTGTCTTCTGTCACCTCTCATGCTGTTAATATTTATTTCTCTATAGATTGTCTGACAAAGTCTAACATAATTCAACCCAACACTAGTTAAGGAGCTAAGACTTTCCATATCTTCTAAAATATTACCTGTCGCCTTAACATCATGTTTATGTGACAATAAAAAAGAAAAATTGTGTATCAATTCAACATCAGCTGTTGGATCAAGAGCATACCCATCTCTTTTCTTCTCCGCTTCTATGTGTACCTCTGATCCCTGCTTAAGGAATTTCTTCCTGCCTGGTCCTTCTAACGCATTTAGTTTGTTCTCTTCATCACCCATCTTACACACAAACAAGAAATCATCATTAGTCTTTTCTCTTTTGTTGTTGATTCTGTTCATATTCACAAAACCATTATGGCCAAGAGTGTTGATCACTGTGTTGTCACATTCAATCATTTTAGCCGTGATCATAGATACTAACTCCCAGTCTTTTTCAGTGCTTCTCTCAGATGAATCAATTATCTTAGTGCTCATATAAGGCAGTGGTAGAACACT